GTAATACTTGTAGTTCCGCTTACATAAAGATTACCAACAATTGAAGCACTGCCTACACATATATCACCTCCTACAGCAGCTCCCACACCTGTAAGATTAGAACCATCTCCATAATATGTAGATGCACATACTGTACCTGCGACTTCAATTCTTCCAACTATCTTAGCTAGATTAGTAGCAAGATATAATGCTGTACCTACTCCATTACCTGATTGTATATTAGTCAGAGAAGTTGAAATACCACCATTAGACGCACTGGAGTTAACCTGTAATAAATCCTTATAGGTATTGGATATAAATTTTCCTGTTAAATCTGTCATATCTGTTGCCAAAGCCTTTCTGTCTCATCCCATTGAGTAGAAGCATTCTGCCATTGAATACTTCTGCCGCCAGTATCTGGTCTGGGATTTCTAATAGCAGGGTTATCTTTTACTCTTGGTACTTTATTCTGAGGATTATTCTTTAAATCATATTGTCCTTCAAAGTCTTGAGGGCATACCAACATTCCATAACTATTTAGTCTCATGACTCTATGCGGATAAACAAACCCACATGTATCACACATTGCTAATGCTCTTCGTTGTGTTGCCATTAGTTATAAAATGTCAGTCTGGGCAGAAGATAGATACTGGCTCTTTCTCTGTCTTCTTCCATTGCCCTTCCTAATATCTCCTCATAGTTTGCCTTTAACATTGCAATTTTAGTATCTGGTACAAGCGGTCTTTTCATAGATAAGTAGTAAGACAGACCACAAGTAAGCGCAGGTAGAAATCTTTTAGGAGTATCTGCATTCTGTATAGCAGACTTATCCACATCCTCAACTTCACTTACAATTTCCATCCTGAGAATATCAGTAGAATTTTCTGGGATAGGCCATATAGACATAACAGGATTATCTCTTCCTCTCCTGATACTATACTGGGAAGCTCTTCCTGTCTGAGTTTTTGCCGGGATAAGAAGATATTCTTCAGGAGTAATTCTGGTAATTTTAATATCCGTATTATCTCTACGAGTTGTAGCTTCCAAAACATTAATTGTAGAACTACTTAAAGAATAATCTGCTACAGAAGCAGCTACTGTAACAGCCGTAGTACTTGTCGTCCAGAGAAGAACACCTCTATTCTGCCAATCTCTTAACATCAGGTTAATAGAACGTCTGGCTGTAGCTGGAGTATGTCCTAGTGTATCCTCACCACCAATCATTTCGGTAGCTTCTTGGATTACTTCATCTATATCCAGATTAAAATTATATGTACCTGATACTGCCATTCTATCTCTTCCTATTCCATATATTCTGTAGGTGCGCCCCAATCAGAAGGTCTGCAATTACATTCATCACATTTACATATTTTACCATCTTTATGAAAAGAACACATCATATCGCAATGACAGAGGTGTTCGCAATGTATGCAAACATGACTTATCGTTTCCACTTTCTCTATGTACCAATTTCTTTAATTCTTATATCAGCATGTTTTATATAAGAGGAAAACATATTGGTCAGGATAAAAGGGAATACTCCATGTATTATTAATCCTATCATTACCAACATTCCTCTGATACTTTCAAACCATGTAAACCTAAGATGTTTAATGTAATTTAATTTAACATCTTTTAAATGTTTATAATCAATCATAGTATCTCCTATTCTGCTTTACTACCATAAGTATCCTTAAATTTTAAGTTTATATAATTACAAAAAGCTTGAAAATACTCCTTCCAAATTTCATAGTCCTTTTCTTTAGGTTTAGGAATACTGTAATCTATCTTGGTATAATCGTCAAACTTTTCTTCTGGCATAACTTTTAGCTACGAAAGCATCTCCAGAACGATTTATCTTTCCTTTACCTTTACCCTTACCCCACTTACCGTAGGATTCATTTCGACTTGCCTTAAGTTGTTTCTTGGTCCTTTTCTTCTTGACCCTCATCGCAATCGATTCATCTTTCCGGGCTTTATAACCTTGTTTTTTCTTACCTACTTGACCACCACCTTTATGGTGAATATTCATTCCAGTTTCAGGATCTTTTCTTGTTAATCCTAATACATCTCTCCATTCATTTTCTGTATAACCAGCTTTCTTCCAATCAAATTCTTTTGTCTTTGGTTTCTTAGTTACTTTTTTACGAACAGCAAGTGCCTTATTAAGCCTATTGATAAGTTTTGAGTCAGGAGTTCCAGCTTGTCCAAGATTTTTCTTCATCTGATTTATTTGTGGAATTGTATAAGCCTTATGAATATCTGTAGCAGATTTTCCTTGTAGTTTTCTCCGAATACCAGTAGGTTTCTTTACAGGTTTCTTTGCTACTACAGGTTTCTTTTTAGGAGTAATCTTCTTCTTTACTTTACTTATTAAACCTCTAATAAACTTACCACCTTTAGCTTTTACCATACCACCCCCCTTTCTAACAGTCAATCCTAATGCCCTAGCTTCTTCTGCTGTAGGTAAAGCTCCTCTACTACTTAATCCCATTTCTTCAGCTACCATTGATTGAGGAGAAGCAAACTTACCTGTAGTTTTAATACTACGTTTACCTTTTTTATCTACAACCATTTTAGCTTGACCAGTTTTAATTAACTCACGAATGCGTCTTTTAGAATAATTTCTAATCTTTGGATCAATCTGTTCTTTAGAAGGAAGAACATAACTTCCTCCAGCAGTTAATTTAATACGCTCAGGTTCTTCACCTTTAAGGACTACACCTTCTCTTTGTAATTTAGCTTTTTTTGCATCTTCTTCAGATCTTTTTATAAGGCTTTTTCTTTGTGCTTTTTGTCTTCGAGTTAAACCTTTTGTTGAACCTTGATCTTTTGCTGTAGGAGTAGGTTTAGCTTTGCCCTTACCTAAACTTTCTAAAGAAGGATAAGTCTTTTTCTTAGTCGTTGCAGGAGCAGCAGTAGGAGTTTTTAATTCTACTTTAGCAGCTTTCCTAAATTCAGTAGGAGACATATTATTTTTATTAGCTGCTTTTGTTATAGCTGCCTTTTCAGCTTTAGATAATCTTCCTCTTTTACCTAAAGCTTTCTTAGTTAAGTCAGTTAAACCTCGTACAACACTCATAATTAAGCCTCCCCGTAAGTATCTACTTTACCAGTAGGAGCTATTTCAAAAGACTTACCTTGCGGATAAGCTTCATCTACGACAACATCTTGTGGTTTCCCAACAATAGATGGTCCTTTTCTGGCTGCACCATATCCTTGTCCAGTAGGCTTACCAAGTATCTTATCTAATTTTGGTGGACGTTCCAATAATGTATGTGGTCCTAATCCCATTTTAAGCTCTCCTCTTCTTCTTCCGTAATTTCTTTAATGTTTTGGCAAACCTAGCTCTTTGTCCTAATTTACCGGGAGCTTTTGCTGCCCTATTTAAAACTGACTTAGGGATAGTCTTTCCCTTCTTAATACCAAGGGATGCACGTAATGCTCCCGGTTTCTTAATAGCCTTCTTAATATTTAATTTCTTTTTCTTTCCCGGTTTCATAATCTGTTGCCTTACGCTTGATCTATTAATCATAACCGTGATCTACTACCTGACCGCCTGTCATACGATAGGTAATTTTCCCACCTTTCTTCATATACCTCTTACGTTTAGCTTGAGACATTGTACCTGCTCTTGCCATTTCTGCTGGATATAAACCTTGTCTGGTCATTCCTCCACCTGCTTTTTTAACTACACCGCCAGATTTTTTACCCCAATCACTTTTTTTAATACCCATAACTTTCATTGCTTCTTCCATAGCTTCTTCATCTGCTTTCTCTTGAGAAACTTTTTTTACTGGTTTTCTTTTCTTTGGTTGTTCTTTTTTTATAATAGAAGCAAAAGGAGTTTTCTTACCTTCTCTAAATTTTTTCTTTTCTTCTCTTTTAAACTTAGGTAAAAGATCATCCCATTCTATTTGAAGAGCAGTTTTACCACCTTTTGCTCGTACCCCTGCTCTAGCTATTTGTTGTTTTTTTCTAGCTAATTTAGCACTTTCTTTAGGAGATATACCAGAATCAATATCCGCTCCTGCCTTGCGTCCTTTTTGATATCTTGGTGCATCTGACATATCTCCTGCTCCTGCCATCTGTTTAGCACCTTTTACTATATCTCTAAAAATTTTTGACTTTGCCATTAACTTCCTCCTTGTGTTATAGTATCAGGACCACCAGCAGGAGAAGC